AACCTTTTAGAGATAGGAGAGATTCACAGGCAGTAGCAGAGAGAGCAAGGATACAAGCAGAGTTACTACAACAATTTCCTTATGGACTAGGTAGAGATATTGCGACTTATGGAGGTGACATATCACAAGAAGAGGTGTTTGCAGAGATAAAAGAAGCAGCTGCTGATTCCTGGATTACAGAAAACACTGAAGCAGGCCAGGGATTAAAATTATTTTTCTATGGTGATGCGAATAATAAAGGGTTACTTGATGCACTAGATGAAATTAAAAACTATGAACCATTAGTAAAAACTACAGAAGATGGAACGAAAGTATATTACACCGATGCACAGGCTTTATCTTATCTACAGAAAAATAAAAAAGCACAAGTTGGTAGAAATATCTTATTAAAATGGGCACAGCAAATAACTAAAAAACATCCAGAATTTGGTGCTTTGTTTAAAGAAAAACTATTAGGGTATGTAGAATTAACAGTGACAGAGGATAAAGAATAAATGAAAATATATAGAAAAAAAGAAGATGGTACATACGAAACAACAACAGCAACGCAAGAAGAGTTTGATATTTCATACAGTAAATATGGATGGACTGATGTAGAACCTATCGATATCTTGGGTGGTGTTGGAGAAGAAGGTAAAAAATCACAAACATTTATTGCAGAAGAAGAATTAGATGCTCTTGCTCCTATTGGGTACGCTGCAATAATGCCTTATAAAGATGGCTTTATACCTATAAATGAATACCTACCTTTATTATTTCCTGAAACAAAAGATAACTTTTATTATCCAGGAGCAGAAGATGCTATTCTTGATGAATTAAAAGTCAATGAAATAAAAACACTTCAAGATAGATTAGTTAAAACACCTTGGTTAGATACAGAAGAATATTCAGTAGAGTATGGTAGGCCAGGAACAAATACTAGAACTGCTTTATATAATGCACTAAAAGAATCTAACGCCCTTGGAGGTATTGGTTATAATGGAGCAATAGACATACAATTACAAAATCCTTATTCTCAAAAATACGAGCCTAAAATATATCAACCAACAGATAGGGTAACTAGACTACAAAAAGTTGATGCTATAGCTAACTCATTAGGATTATCTTTTTCTAATAAAGAAAGAAACTACTACGAAAAAATACTAGAAACTTTAGAAGAGAAAGAATTTAGAGTTGATGAAACAATAGGTCGAATAGCTGTAGAAGGACAGAAAACAACTACTACACCTAAGTTAGCACCTGGTGTAGACCCACTTACAGAAAGGCCAATACAAAGAGTTGTTGGTCAAACAGTAACACAAGAACCTATACCTTCGCAATTTGATGCTACTGCTAATTTACAAGAGCAAATTAAAACAGACTTTACAGGAGTTATGGAAAGACAGACAGATGTAAATAAAGCTCGAATGAATGCAGGAAATATTGCACAATCAATTATGCGACTCAAAGCATTGGGTGGATAATGGAAGTATCTCCACCAGTTATAGAAATAATACAAGAAGAAGAAGTTTTCAAAGGTACTGCATATGATGATGCAAGACCAGATTATGTATTAAAACCTGGTGACAAAATTATAGGTACATTAACAATTGGTTATGGTCATACTAATGCAGCTAGAAATAATGATGAACAAATCAATATAGGCGACACTGTTACAGAAGAAGAAGCATTAGAAATATTCAAACTAGATATAGCTGAGTTTGGTAAGTATGTTACTAACAGAGCTAATAGTTTTGAAGTTAATTTATTGCAACCACAGTTCGATGCTTTAGTTATGGCAAGTATGAATAGAGATGCCAAGATGAGTGGTGGTCCTCTATGGAGAGCTATCAAAAGTGGTGATGAAAAAAAGATTAGAGAGATATGGTCTAGTACAGTAGAGAAGTCTTTAAAAAAATACCCAGGTTTGGAAGGCCGGAAAGATAAAGAGTTAGAAATATTTTTTGATAGTTATGAAAAACCAGAAGATATTGATGAAGATAGAGGAATACCAGAGCCTGAAGATAATTTTATACCTGGACCTATACCAGAAAACAATATCCCACCAACAGTAGTTCCTCCACCAACAGAAGATACTGGTGTACAAAATATGATATGGACAGACCTATTCAACAATTTGTCTAATGCATTTATAGATAATCCTAGAACTGCAAGAGAAAGAGAATTGTTTGGTAGAACTTCTATTCGCTACAATCCTCCAACAGAGAAGGATATATCAGAAAAAATTGTGTATGATAGTGAAGAGAAGCAAATAATAGGTGATAACTATACAAGGTTATTACAAGCAATATCGCAAGGATTTATGAGATAATGGCACAAGTAGTAGTATATGGACCTAATGGGGCTAGAACAACAGCTAATACAGTATTTACAGAAGCTGACAAAGCCGCTGGTTATACAATGTCTGAGTACGATAGACTTATTGCTGGTCAAATACCCGGAAGAGAAGGATATGTAGGTGCTTCACAAACAGAACCTTTAACACCAGAATACCCAGGAGACTATGGTGGTGAAGATGCTTCTACTCCTACTAATGAAAGAGAAAGTGTTGTAGGCATAGGTAATACAAACTACGACACAAAAGATTATTCTAATGTCGGTGAAGATGGAGAAGTAGTAATTAAGAACGAAGATGGTTCTGTATATTCACCTATAGCTAAAAGAGATATGCCTATTCCTACAGGTGCAGAATATTGGAATGTTGATGGTGAGTATTACATTGTGTATTATATTCCTGGTACAAACACACCGATATATTACGATTCAAGTTTAGAAGATTTAAAAAATATATTTGGTCCTGTTGAATTTCCTGGTATAGAACAAACTATTAAATCTCCTACAGCAGAGGAATGGAACTCAGCTATTCGTTTTGGTGACTCACTAGAGTTAGCTGACCCTAATGTGTACAATCCTGAAGTAAGTCCATGGTCCTCTTTCATAGATACAATTGCAACAGAGTCTAAAATTAGGCCTTGGTTACAAGATGCTGAAATGATAGAAAGACTAGCTGAAGCTACTTTAGAAGGTAGAACTGTTACTGATGCAGAATGGCAATCTACAAATTGGTGGAGAACACATACACAAGCTGAAAGAGATTGGTTACTATTAGCACAAAGCAATGCAACAGATTTCACTTCAGTATTAACTGCGGATGCAGAAAGAAAAATACAGGACGATAAAGCCGCTATAAAAAATTTAATGGAACAGTCAGGTATATCTAATCCATCAGATGAACTTGTATCTTGGGTAGGACAAAAATTGACTACTGGTCTTTGGTCTGATAGCTATGTTGCTGAACAAGTAAAGGTATTGTCTGACCCTACATTAGAAACAAACATGGATGTCGAGTTAGATAATTTTATAACATCTGGTGCTATAGATTATGACACCACAAGAGCTGGAGAATCACAAGTTAAAAGACTTAGCAAAGAAATAATGGGGCCTGTTTTTGGTGGTAACCTTGCAGAAAATCAAATTAGTAAATGGGCTGGTATGATAAGAAATGACCCAGATGCAGAGATAGAAATTAGAGACAAAATGATGAGTATGGTTAAAGGACTTTTTGGTGAAAATACAGCAGAAGGTTTGACATACGAAGAGATTGCTGCACCTTGGCGTGGGTTTACTAGCAATGTTTGGGGTGGAACTTTAGATGAAACTTCTAACTTATTTCAAAATGTTATTAAAGCTAATGACATAACAAAAGCAAATCAACTTCTTTACACTGCTGGGCTACAAGATGGTGGTTCTGAAAAAATAAAAACAGAAGTAAAGAATAACATTGTAGGTGCTTTCGGTGGTGGAAGTGTTAGGAGGATTGTATAGTGGAAGAATTTTTAAAAGAAGTTAGAGCTTTATTACCTTGGTTACCAGAATCATTAGTAATGACTTATGCTAATAGCTATGCTACAAATCAAAATACAGATATCGCTTTAGCAGAAGTAAGAGCTACTGAAGAATACGAACAATTTTTTCCTAAGAACAAAAGACCAGATGGAACAGTTAGATTATCAGAATCTGATTATGCTGCTGTTAAAGAATCTTATGGTTTAACTGTTTCTGATTATGGAATTAACCCAGACTATTTCGAAAACACATTTGCAACTTTAATAGAAAAAGGTATATCACCAAACACTTTTAGACAAAGAGTAGCTACAGCTAGTGAAGGTATCATGCAAAATATTCCTGCTGTAAAAGATTATTATGCTGCAAACTTTGCTATGGATTTAACTGATGAGTCTATCCTTGCTTCTGTTATAGACCCTGATGTCGGGCAAGCTATTATAGAAGGAAGAATAACTGCTGCACAAATAGGAGCAGAAGCTGGTGCTAGAGGATTTGAATTGAATGCACAAGAAGTACAAGCATTAGAGAGAGCCGGATTAACACAGTCACAAGCAAGAGAATTTTTTGCTGTAGCGGAAAGAGAAGTTCCTAGACTAGCTAATCTAACTAGGAAATTTAAAGCAGAAGAACCAGTAACTGTAGAAGAAGTATTAACACCAGAAGGTCTAGTAGAAAGACCGGGTTACGATATTGAGGAATTTGTACAAGCTAAAGTCTTTGGTTCTGCTGAAGAGATAGAAAGATTAAGAAAACTAGAAGCACAAGAACTATCTGAGTTTACACCGCAAACTGGTGCAGCTAGAACAGGTCGTAGAGTTACAGGGCTTACTGAATCCTAGTACTATATATAGTATTAAATCCTTGACATACAAGATATAGTGGTATAATTAAATTATCGCATAGCGGTAGTCTGCGAATATAAATCGACTCTGCACATCCGGCTTATGTCTGGCGTATAAGCTGAGTATTTCAATTCGCCTAGTATCGGTACAGCTAGAAGTGGCTGACAATTCTCATTTGTACTTTAATTATAACTTGTCGCCTATCGCATTATATTCCCCAGGGTAATGCAGTTAGTAGAAACTGGGAGAGGAGAGAATATGGAAAACGAAGTAGAAAATACAGTAGAAGAAACACAGGAAGAAAGTAATCCTGTATCTCAGTTAAGAGAGCAATTAAAAAAAGCTCAATCTGAGAATAAGGAATTGAAGGCCTTTAAAGCAGATGCTGTTTTTAAAGAAGCAGGGTTTGACACTTCAACCGGTGAAGGCAAGGCATTAAAAAACTTATATGATGGTGAGTTACAAGCAGATGCAATTAAGCAGTTTGCTTCTCAAGAGTTCGGATGGGGTCAAGCTCCAGCTGAAGCAACAGAGCAAGAGGCACAAAAGCAAAGAGTTGTAACCAGCCAAGAAAACTTAGATACTGTTATTGAAGCATCAGTTCCAGTAGAACCTGTAGGACTAGATGACCAAATAAATCAGGCACAAGCTGATGGTGATTGGGCTACAAGTTCCGCTCTTAAAGCAGACAAATTAAAACAATTATTAAAAGATAAATAGAAAGGACCTAAGAAATGGGTGCAGTATCAGGACTCGGCGATTCTTATGACTTGCCGAATTATGTAGGGGAACTCTTTAATGTTACTCCTAACGACACTCCTTTTCTATCCGCTATTGGTGGGATGACTGGTGGTAAATCAGTAACCTCTAAACAATTTACTTGGCAAACAGTAGATAACGCTGCTGCTGCTCAGACAGTTGCATTAGAAGGTGCAGACCCAACATTCGCAGAAAGAACAAGAAGTGAAGTAATAAATGTTACACAAATTATGCAATATGGTGTTAATGTTTCTTACACAAAACAAGCAGCAACTGGAAACCTTAGTGGACAATCCATTATTGGTAACCAACCAGTTCAAGATGAATTGGCCTTCCAGTTAGACATGGCTCTTAAACGAGCAGCAAGAGACATCGAGTTCTCTTTCTTACAAGGTACATATGTAGCAGATACAGACATGGCCACAGAAAGAAAAACAAGAGGTATCTTAGAAGCTATCACAACTACAGAAGTTGCTGGTGGTGCTGCTGCTTTAAGTCAAACAATGATTGAATCAGCATTAAAAGGAATGGCGGACTCAGGTGCTCCATTTGAAATGCCAGTCATTATGGCTAACAGCTTCCAAAAGCAAAAACTATCATCAATCTACTCAAGTGCTTTAGCTTTAGCACCAAGAGATAGAAACATTGGTGGCGTTAATATCACAACAATCGAAACTGACTTCGGTCAAGTTGGAATTGTTTATGATAGACACATGCCAATAGATGATGTTGCTATTGTAGACTTGGCTTTTTGTAAGCCAGTATTCTTGGATATTCCAGGAAAGGGACACTTCTTCGTAGAGCCATTGGCTCAATCCGGAGCAGCTTATAAGTTCCAAGTGTATGGAGAAATCGGACTTGAATATGGTCCAGAACAATTCCATGCTAAAATAACAAACCTAGCTACCTCCTAATTAGGAGATAGATAGTATATTTATTAGAGGGAGATAAATACTTCTCCCTCTAGTAATATGGAGATATATGGCAGCAGTAAGTACACTCGTAGATAGAATATATAGAGATTTTTTAAATAAACCTGATGACCTTTCAGCGTTCTCTAGATTAGATGGTGAAATGACTGCTATTCAAAATACATTATCTTATGAAGCAGGACTGTTTAGTGTAGAAGAAGAGAACTTATTAGGTAATGGAGCAATTGTAGAAGTAGACCAAGAACTTATGTTAGTTACAAGTGCTAACACATCAACAAGAGTTTTATCAGTATCAAGAGCTTACCAAGGAACAACAGCTGCTATACATAGTGATAAAACAAATATTTTTATTAACCCAACATTTCCTAGAAAATCTGTATTTGATGCAGTTGCAGATAATATTGTAAGATTGTATCCAAGTTTATATAATGTAACAACTACAACAGTTACCTCTAGTACCACTTATGCCGAAGTTCCGGCATCAACTATAGAAGTACTAACTTCTTATGTACAAAATTCTAGTGGTGAGAAGTACACATCTGCGGGTATAGAACTACTTAGAGATTTTCCACCATCAAGTACAAATGCAGCTGTACAATTTTACAACACATCTACTGGTAAGACAGTATATCTTGTAGTTAAAAGAAAGTTTGTTAGACCATCTGATGAAACAGTTGACCTATCAACTACTTGTCTTATAGAAGATGAGTATGAACAGATAGTCATGGTGGGTGCTGTAGCAGACATTGTAGGTGCTACAGATATAGATGCAACAACACAAGAATTTATTACAGAAAAATTAGCAGCTGAAAATTATCCAGTTGGTTCAGGAGAAAGACTTAGAAATGCACTTCTTAGACTTAGGTCATTGTTGATAGATGAAGCAAGAGGGAACTTGCGTTCTTTATATCCTGCTCCTGTGACAATAATGAACATAAATTACAGTGCATAATGGCTGTATTACCTTCTCCAAGTAACACATCACAACCACAAGCTCAAGGCTTTGAAGCTAACTTAGATGATTTATTTCTAAGATTTGCTGTAGGTCCTGGTAGGCAGATGCAGATAAACACTGCACCTCTACAGGCACAAGCTATACAAACATCAGAAACACCAGAGGATTTCCAACAGGAGTTTGGTCAGATTTATTCAAGAACAGATTTCTCTGGTGGTGAAGGTTTAGATAAAGCACATAGAAGAAATGGTACAGATAGAGATTTCTCTAGGTTTTGGGATAGCAAAGGTGTTGATGTCTTTCATGGTGATGAAGATACTGGGTACAATGCACATTTGTTACACGATATGGAACAAAAAACATTAACACTTACAGATACAAATAATTATTTAGCACAAACAACAAATGGATATTTATATATTACTGATGACACAGATGTGTATGAATCAACTGATGAAGGTGACACTTGGTCAGCTATGACTTCTACAAACATAAGTTATAAAGTACAAGGTATAACTTCTTTTGGTAATGATTTGTTTGTTGTAACAGGAGATGGTTCTACGAACAAACAGTTACTACATTATGATGGTACTACTTGGACTGATGAAGCATTAGGCTCTAGCTTTACAGGTTCTTTTACAGGTATATGGTTTGCAAAAGGTGCATTGTTTGTTAGTGGTAAATCCACAACAGCAGAATATTTATGGCAAGGCAATCCATTTACAGGAAACTTTACAGGTGTATTTCAGACAACAAGTGCATTAACACAAACAGAACCAACACATAGTTTTACTGATGTTGTAGATGCAGGTGCAGTAGTTCTTGCAGGTAATACAGATGGCAATATATATTCTTTAAAAATAGATGGTGGTACTTGGTCATTAAAAGGACAAACTAAATTAAGTTTTGAAGAGATACATTCTTTAGCTGCAACAGAAGGCATAGTATTTATAGGAACTAAGGGTAGCCAATCTAATACTGGTAGATTTTATAGTGCTGAAGTAACAGTAGCAGATAACTTATATGTTCTTGGAAACAGACAGTTAATAAAACAATGGGATAATGGTATAGACTTAACACCACACGCTATGTTCGTTACTAGAGATAGTGTGTATATGGGAGTACACGAATCAACAACTGAAACTTATTTGTGGAGATACTTTTTACCAACAGGTGGACTTGCTAGAGATATTGGCATAACACATTCTTCTAACACAACATCTGTCGTTAATGGAATAACACAGACTGGTACAACTTCTGCAAGATTTGTATTTGTATCTACTGGTCAAGGTGTCTATAAAGAGTTAAGCACTTATGTATCAACAGGATATATCGTTACTGCATTAGCTGACTTCTACACATCTGAAAAGAAACAATGGGTAGGTGCAAAGTTAAATACTAATGGTGTTAGTTCTGGAACAATAGAGTTAGCAACATCAACAATACCAACAGATATAAATAATATAAATTCAGGTACTTGGAGTCAACAAATAACAATAGCATCTGGCATAGGTGGAGATGAAGAAGTTATGGAATTAGTAAATGGTAGATGGCTTACAGCTAGATTAACAATAACAACTAGCGATAACACACAATCACCAGAACTATTATCTTTTGCTGTACGAGGTTTCCAGCTAGTCAATGACTTAGTTGTAGATATGCCTATCAATATATCTGACCAGATAGAAAGACCATTTAGAAAAGCACTACGAGTCAATGGTCAAGGTGAATTAATATACCAGGCGTTAAGAAACAAAGAAGGGCAGAATGTCCAATTAGAGATATTCAGACCAGATACTTTATTACGAGGTATAATAGAAAATGTTAGTAGTCCTGTAGAAGAAATTTCTCCTAGAGGGTCTGTAACAACTTATTGTCTAGTAAGATTTAGAGGTAGTAAGGTTATTTCTACTTCATCTAGTGGTGAAGGACTAGGTATAGGTTTACTAGGTGTAAAGAGATTAGGATAGAATGACAGCACAAGAAACAAATTTGTTTAACGCTTTTGAAACAACTCTGACTGCAACTATGGGTTCATCAGATACAACATTTAGCGTTAACGCAGTAGCAGACAGCTACCCAACAACATTATCTGCACCTTTTTATATAGTTATAAACCCAGATAGTGCAACAAACAGAGAAGTAATATTAGTTACTGCTGTAGATACAGGCACTAAACAACTTACAACAACTGTACTAAATAGGTACTTACCAGGATCAGCAGCTAGTTCAGGTCTTTCCCATTCATCAGGTCAAACTGTTCGTATGGCTCCTTTACAACAACACATAGAGGACATTAACGACAGAGTAGATACCATAATTAACGAAGCTGGTACAGCAGTAAACACATCATTATTCTTAGATGAAGATGATATGGTATCTGACAGTGCTACTAAAGGTGTAACACAACAATCAGTTAAAGCATATGTAGATAGCCAGGTAACAGCACAAGACTTAGACTTTTTAGGTGATACTGGAAGTGGTGCAGTTGATTTAGATTCACAGGACTTTACCATAGCAGGTACAGCAAATGAAATTGAAACAAGTGCATCAGGTCAAATACTTACTATTGGTCTACCTTCCAGCATTACTGTAAATGTAACTGGAGACTTGACAGGTAATGTAACTGGAGATGTTACAGGAGATTTAACTGGTAATGTTACTGCTACTTCTGTACTTGCAGATGGTGTAACAGCTACAACACAGAGTTCTGGAGATAACTCTACTAAGGTAGCAACAACAGCTTATGTTGATGCAATATCAGTAGATGATAACTTAACAGTTAGTGATGGTACAACTTCTACGACAATAGATTTAGATACACAAACATTTAGTGTTTTAGGAACTGCTAATGAAATAGAAACTAGCACAACTGCACAAACAATAACAATTGGTTTACCTTCAAGTATTACAGTTGATGTAACAGGTAACTTAACAGGAAATGTAACAGGCGATGTTACAGGTGACCTTACAGGTAATGTCACAGGAAATGTAACAGGAAATGTAACAGGAGATTTAACTGGAGATGTTACAGGTAATGTTACAGGTAATACAACTGGTACACATACTGGTGCAGTTACAGGAAATGTTACTGGAAATCTAACTGGTAATGTTACCGGAGATGTCACAGGTGATGTAACAGGAAACTTAACAGGTAATGTAACTGGTAATACTACCGGTACAGTAACCGCAACTTCTACATTAGCTGATGGTGTAACAGCTACTACACAAAGTGCAGGAGATAATAGTACTAAAGTTGCTACTACTGCTTATGTAGATTCTATATCAATAGATGATGATTTGACATTTGCTGGTGATACTGGTTCAGGTACAGTTGATTTAGATACACAAACTTTTACAGTTGCTGGTACTACAAATGAGATAGAAACAAGTGCTACAGGACAAACACTTACAATAGGATTACCTTCATCTATAACAGTAGATGTCGTTGGTAATGTAACTGGTCAAGTAACAGACATATCTAATCACAGTACAACAGATTTATCAGAGGGTACTAATCTTTATTACACAACTACAAGAGCTAATACAGATATAGATGCAAGAGTAACTAAGTCTTTTGTTGATGCTCTCAATGTAGATGCAGATACCTTAGATGGTAATGACAGTACAGCATTTGCAACTTCTGCACAAGGTGCATTAGCCGATAGTGCAATACAACCAACAGATGGTGTAGGTGACTTATCAGATGTAAGTACAACAGGTGTAACAAATGGACAAGTCTTAGCTTACAACTCTACTTCTGGAGATTTTGAACCTACTGACCCAACAACTGGAGATATAACAGCAGTAAATACAAACGCTAACTCTGGTTTAGCTGGTGGTGCAGTATCAGGAGATGTTGACTTAACTGTAGACCCATCAAACTTAACAGATGGTACAAGTATTACAGTAGATACATCTAATGACTTCTTAATCTTAGAAGATGTAACAGATGGTACAGTATATAAAGTTAATCCAGACCAGATAGCTTCTGGTTCTGCTAACGCACTTATTGATGGTACATCAGACTTAACAATTACAGATGGAACAGGTTTAGATTATGACATTAGTGGTACTGATGTTGCTAGTTGGGAAGCTGGTGGTATTGCTTTAACAACTAATGGTGGTATTTTTAGACATCATCAAACACAGGCAGGAACTTATACAGTTGCTGCTAACGAAGGTTCAGTTATGGCTGGACCTATCACAATCACAGGCACAGTAACGAATAATGGTACACTGGTAGTTATCTAATGGTAACTGTCAAAGTAAACACAATATCAAAAGCATCTGGCAACAATGTTGCTATGCAAGTGCCTTTAAATTTAAAGTCTTATACAACAACAGCAAGAGATGCTTTGACATCTGCTGCTGGAGATATAATCTATAACACAACAGATAGCAAAGTACAGTTTTACAATGGCTCTGCTTGGAGTGATTTATAATGAGTACACTAGAAACTAACGCTATAGGTAAATACTCTGGTAATAATGTTTCTATTGATGATGCTTTAAATTTAAAGTCATATACTACAACACAAAGAGATGCACTTACATCTGTCGCTGGTGATATGATATACAATACTACTGACAGTAAAGTACAAGTTTACAATGGTTCAGCTTGGGAAGATTTAGGTAGTAACCCATTAGAAATTTCATATGTATTAATAGCAGGTGGTGGTGGTGGTGCAGGAACTTATTACAACCTTGTCAAAGGTGGTGGAGGTGGTGCTGGAGGTTATGTTGGAGATAGCACAGCAAATGTACAAAAAGTATTAATAGCTACTTCAACAAACTATACAGTTACTATTGGAGCTGGTGGTGCTGGTGGAGGTCCTGCTTCCTCTGGTCCAACATCTGGTGCTAAAGGTTCAGATAGTCAATTTAAAAATTTAACAGCAAAAGGTGGTGGTGGTGGTGCAGAACAATCAGGTCCAAATATTGATGGAGGTTCTGGTGCTGGTGGTGGAGATAGTGCTGCTGGTGGAACTGCTGTAGCAAACCAAGGTAATAATGGTGGAACTGGAACAGCAAGAACTGCAAGTCCAAGTCGTTATGGTGGTGGTGGAGGTGCTGGTGCTGCTGGAGCAGATGGAAGTGTTAGTGCTAATGGTGGAGCAGGTTTAGCTTCTACAATCACAGGTTCTAGTGTAACTAGAGCTGGTGGTGGTGGAGGTGGTGCTAGTGATACTGGTGGAACAGGTGGTTCTGGTGGTGGTGGAGCTGGTGGTGTTAATGGTAATGGAACAAATGGAACAACCAACACTGGTGGAGGTGGTGGTGGAGCTAGTAACACAGGAACAAATCCAGGTCAAGAAGTAGGAGGTTCTGGAGGTTCTGGTTTAGTAATACTTAGATACTCAAACTCATTAACAATATCTCAATCTGGATTAACATTAACAACTGCTACTGATGGTTCAGATAAAGTAACTACAATAACAGCAGGAACAGGAACAGTGAGCTTTGCATAATGAGTGAATTAAAAACAAATAAGATTTCAACAAATGACCAGAACAATGTAGCTATAGATAATGCACTTGGATTAAAGTCATACACAACTACTCAAAGAGATGCTTTAACTTCTGTTGCTGGTGATATGATTTACAATACAACACTTGGTAATCCACAAGTTTATGATGGTTCTGCTTGGAATGATTTAAAAGCAGGAGTAGAAGGTGTTTCTATAGAATATCTTGTCATAGCTGGTGGTGGAGGTTCTGCTGGTGGAACTTCTGAGGCAAGCCCAGGTGGTGGTGGAGGTGCTGGTGGTTATAGAACCAATAGAACAGGTCAAACAAGTGGAGGTGGTGCAAGTGCAGAGGAAACTTTTATTGTGCCTAAATCTTCAAATCTAACAGTAACTGTTGGAGCTGGTGGAGCTGGTGGTGTAACAGCAACAGGTAGTGCTGTTGACGCAGAAAATGGTCAAACAGGAAACCAATCTGTATTTTCAAGAATTATTTCTTTAGGTGGTGGAGGTGGTTTTGAATTTTATAGTACAGATGCTTATGATAGAAATCCATCAGGTCCATCTCTATCAAATGATGCAGGTCTTGTAAGTTCTGGTGGTGGAGCTGCTTGGGGTGGAACTGCTTATGGGAGAATTGTAGGAGATGGAATTGGTCTTGGGAGAACAGGTCAAGGAACAAATGGAGGACAAAGTACTTTTGGTTCTGGAAATGATAGAGCTTCTGGAGGTGGTGGTGGAGCAGGAACATCTGGAGGAGCTTCTTCATCTAATAATGGAGGAGATGGTGGCAATGGTCTTTCTTCAGATATTACTGGTTCAGCAGTTACAAGAGCTGGAGGTGGTGCTGGTGGTTCTGTTAATGGTGGCACAGGAGGAACTGGTGGTGGTGGCGATGGCGAAGGTTCAACTTCAACTTTAGGTGGAACTGGAGCAGTAAACACAGGTTCTGGAGCTGGAGCAAGTCGTGGTTCTAGTGGTTCTGCAATAGGTGGTTCAGCAGGTGGTTCTGGAGTAGTAATACTTAGATGGGCTACAGCAGATGCAACTATAGGTGCAACTAGAACAGGTTTAACAGATGGTGGAGTTCAAACAGATGGAACAGATAGTTATATAGTATTTACAGCAGGAACAGGTACAATCAGTTTTAGCTGATATAATAGGAGATAGATATGGCACATTACGCATTTATAAACGATAACAACATAGTGACAGAAGTCATTGTTGGTATTAATGAGGACAATACAGAAACTTTACCAGAAGGATTTGCTGACTGGGAAGCGTGGTATGGAGATTTTAGAGGACAGACTTGTAAAAGAACTTCTTATAACACTATAGCTAATACACATAGTGGAGATGGAACTCCTTTTAGAGGTAACTATGCAGGTATAGGATATACTTATGACACAGACAATGATGTCTTTATAGCACCTAAACCTTATAGCAAGTGGATATTAGATGAAGATACTTGGTCTTGGAAAGCACCAGTTGATATGCCAGATGATGGTAAACAATATATTTGGAATGACAACACAGGAGCTTGGGAAGAACTGGCTGAATAATGTCAAGTGAAATTAAAGTAGATACAATATCAGAAAAGACTTCTGCTAATGGTGTAACTATTGATGGTGTCTTATTAAAAGATAGTAAGATTGGTGGAACAATAACGATACCTGGTTCTACAGGAACTATGGCTTTGACTTCTGATATTAGTTCTCCAGGCATAAGTGGTTTTCAACAATTTAGATTAACAGCAGATTATACATCTAATGCTTCTTATGTAACTGCTAACTGGGAAGAAAATGACACAGACTATGAAGCAATAGGAAGTTACATATCAGAAAGTTCTGGAGTATTTAGCTTTAGTTCAACTGGTAAATATTTAATTTCTGGACAAGCAGAACTGTATGCACCAGCAGGTGCTTATGCACTTTGTGAAATTGAGTTTACTACAGATAACTCTACTTACAATACTAGAGCTAGAAGTGCTGCAGTAGGTAATGGTCAAAGAAATACAACTTCCACAATAGGTGCAATGTTTGATGTTACAGATACTTCATTATGCAAAGTTAAATTTTATAAATCAACAAATAGTGCTAGTTGTGTAATGTATGGAAATACAGATTCTATGTTTACAGGTTTAAATTTTTGGAGATTAGGAGATACATAATGGAAATAGGATTACAAGATGCTTTACAACATTTCAATGTTGATAAAGGTGCTTGGTATGGATGGACTGATAGTAGTTTAGGTATGGTTTATTCTAATATAAAACTTCTTGATGAAACTGCAACTATGCCAACAGAAGAAGAAGTCAATGCAAAAATTGTAGAACTACAGTGGGAGCAAAATAGAAAAAATGATTATCCATCAATACCAGACCAGCTTGATGACATTTTTCATAATGGACTTGATGGCTGGAAAGCTACAATACAAACAACAAAAGATAAGTACCCTAAACCTTAATTAAAAATTCTATGATAAAATTCATAGTATGGATTATTTAATAGGTTTTCTTTTAGGTTATTTTTTAAAAGAAACTCTACAATTTATTAAAAGAATAAGTAACTACGATTGGGATAATCGTATGACTTACGACAAAGAGTGGGATTTTCTATCCCAAGATGACCTTCCATAATGACACATCCAAATCAAGACTTTACACAGAAGGAGTTATTAAAATTGGTCATTGATAGATTAGACAGACTAGAAGAAAAA